CGGAGCCGGGGAAGACAAAACATTACCGTTAGAATCAATCGCCACTTTCGCGACATACTGGAATCCGTCCGTTGTGGCTACCCAGTTGGTCGGACTTTTGACCGGAGGGTTATTGATGTTGGAGTTTGTCAGCGACTGATAGGTCAAAAACGCATACCAGTTCTGGTCAACAACTCTTACATCCATCGTCCGGGACGTAACGGCACCACCTTGGTTGACGCTGATCGTGTACGTCCCTACGCCCCCGGTCCCCGGAGGCCCCGACCCTCCGCCAAATGCAGCTATCAGGCACCGAGTGTTGAACGCCACAGCGGGAAGTTGAGGGACACCCAACCCTACCGCAATCTGCCCGAACGACATGGCAGTCACTCTGAGTGTCACACCGTCTGGGTCCACCGAGGCCGTGAACTCGGCAACGTTTGACGTGATGACATTCGCCCGATCCCCTATCGAGTAGGTGGTGGCAGGATTCCACCCACTCCCCCGAGCATCCTCGCCAACCAAGGCATAGTCCTGACCCGCTACAGTAAACTTCGGCGCCCCAAGTATCCTGTTGCCGTAGGTGCTTCCCCCGACCTTCTGGTTGACATTCCCCTGGAATACCCACTGAAATCCATCCGTCGAGGTCCAATACCCAGGCGCACCGGGATCAGCGTCACCGTTCACACCGAACGATATCCAGTTGTTGACACCCAAGCGCATCGGCTGCTGTTGGGCTGTTGTCGCAAAGTTAGGAATCTGCCAGTTAGTGAATGCGACGCCCTTACAGGTCCATGTATCAGCGTCAGAAGTCGTGAACACTAGGCCGTTGAAGGTCTGATTATTGGTTGTAGCACCAGAAGACGCAATGCCTTGAATGTACAAGTGCCCCAGGTTAGTATCCGCGTTATAGACGAACTGGCCGAAGTAGATAGCAACATACAGTCCGTTACCAGGAAACGTCGCCGTCATCGCGATTGGACTGCCGGAAGATCCAACAGCACCGCCTTGATTTACGGACAGAGTATAAGTGCCGTTATAGCCGCGACCACTGACCATCGTGGCAATGGCTGGTGACCCGGTTAGCCCCCCATTTATGATATAGCCAAGAGCTATGACGCCAGGTGACGTGATGCCAGTAACGTGCAACGTGATCCCATCGGGATCGACCCACCCATTGAAACTGGCCGCCGGGCTAGGGGCAATGGCTCCTCGTCCTGAGATTACAGGCAGCATCGTATCCGGAGACGGGAACACGAGCGGGTCATTGCTGAACCCGCGATAAATGCAGATCGAATCCAGCCCTCCAAAGTTATAGTAGCTGTCGTGATCCGGGCTAATTATCCAAAGGTACCGATACCCCTTGGCCGTCTGGATGGCGGACCCGAAAGTCCCCATGGTGCTGAGGTCATAGCACGACGTGAAGAGTATGCCGCCCATCCCGGCATAATCTGATGTGGAGCGGGCCGGCTTGGCGACAGTAGCGTAAGCAGGATAATCCCCATAGGCCGGTGACCGCATATTGCGGACCAGCAGATTCGGGCCACCTCCCTGGCCAGAGACGTTTTCGGCATCGATGGACACTTACTCCGCCCCTCTGGTCCACGAATGAACTATGTTATTTCCACTGTTCCTATCTATTATTCCAACCTGATTGTGCGATGGGTTAGACTGAGCTAGCGCGGCCCGCCTCTCTGCCTCATCCAAGTTTATGAACCAATAATAAAAATAGTGTCCGGCATCGTCGGCTACTCGAACCTCATATCGATGGCCTGGATCAACTGTAGCTCGCCATGACATTATACGTTCCAGTACAGGTGCATATTGCTGTTCAACGCCGCCCGAGGAGCCGCCTTGCCCGGTGACGTTTTCGGCGTCGACGGGCACGTCAATCCACCAACTTCAGCATGGAAGGGCATCAGTTCTAACCTCCTACGCCGCTTTAACTGCCACACCAATTGAAGCCCACACACCAGAAGCAGCCGCATAACTCAATGTGTTATTCGCACCACTGTCCCAATTAGAGGCCACGTCCGACAAATTCATTGTGTTATCGTGTACAATATCGGTGCCACTTGCTCCACCGACATTAAATCCAGCTCCACCAGAAGTGTGTCCCCCAAAAACAACCTCTCCAGCAAGGCTAGGTATCGTTCCTGTGGACGGAAGCGTACTATTCCCTGTGTTCGATGTCACATCATGGAATGTTGTTGTTCCCCCCACTTGGCTGGCAGCTACGAAAGTAGCCGCTGCAATCTTTGCTTGATTGCCTCCAGTCCATGTAAAATTGAAAAGTTTGTTACCTAGTACCGGGTTAACTAGCCCAAACAAATAAACATCTCCAGCATTGCCATTACCAATATGACCTATGCTAAACATGCTTTGATTGGCGCCAGCCGAATCCCAAAATCCCGAGACCCCACTCGATGTACCGGCTGCTGCCCCACCCAATAGCAAAGCTGCTACCATAACAATATTGGTGGTGCCATTTGATCCTGAACCTACGCTCCAAGAACCAAAAGCGATAACAAAAGATGTGACACCTCCCCCGCTATTTGAGGAATGGCCCGACACATCAAAAAGAACTGTACCACCAACTACTGTTGGCGGAGGAATTATCCCTCTTCTCAATAATATCGCCATGTCACTGCGCCAATGTTGGAGACAACTGCGTGGATGGATTCCAAGGAGTCTTGGCAGGGACGAATCCCAAGATGATGGCAGCCCAGGCATCTGACGTGCCGTAGGTCGGATTGTACGTGAGAGTCCCGACGCCGCCGTTGATCACGAAGCCGACGCCCATGACGGGCGCGGCGATGGATATCCCGCCGGCTGGGGCCGACGTTCCCCACGACGCGTTGCTCGTGTCCTGCGTGAACGAAGCCACGGCGGTGGCACCTGAGACGGCCGCCACAAACAACTCCAAGCCCTGCGCTGGGGATCCAGACGTCACACTAGGTGAGGTGCTGGAACCAAACGTCGCACCCGATGAAGCCCCATCCGAAGTATTCCCCTGTAAGCCAGACACCCAAAACACGTCTATGGTCGAAGTCACGGCACTAGCGTTGCGCGCAAACGATATCGTGTTGGTGTTAACGAGCGCGGTCGTCACCGGAGCAGTATAGATAGCCAGTGCGCCATTAGCCCCCACGTTATTATTGGCCACCGGCCCAGCTATGGCCCCGTACACATTACCCTGCGTGTCCGAACACGTGCCGGGATTTGCCGTCGCCGTCCAAGCTGCAATGACAAACACAATTGACCCAACTGGAATAGTTGTGTTGACAGTGACCGACAGCGTTGCCGCTGTGCCGTTGGCCGAGCCGATGTTAGTGACCGTCGTCACTTGTCGATCCCTTGCAGCAGACCTCCGCGACGAGCCCGTCGCCGTGGATCACGACCTTGAACTGGTCACGCGACATGGCCAGCATCCGCATGAAGACCCGGAGCTGCTCCATCCATCCCGGCGTCGTGAAGAACCTCTTGCCGCGGCCGTCTTGCGTGGTGACGATGACCGGCTCCTCGCCACCCAAGACGTAGGGGTAGGCGTGCTGACCCGCGCTGTCCTCCGGCGGGAACGACAGATCGAACCCGAAGAAATGGAACTCGCGGTGCCCGAGCACGGCGCCGAGCGGCCAAGCCCGCAGCACGATCGCGTCGCCCCCGGGAATCGTCGGCTCGCCGCGGAAGTCAACGACCTCGGTCCCATCCTGCGCCACGATGAATGCGTGCCACAGGTAGACCAGGCGGCCGGCGAGCGCATCGAACAGGCTCGGATGGCATTGCGACGCGAGCAGGTATTTCACGGCCGGGTGCGACCTCTGGATGAACCGCCCCATCACCTCGTCCGGGTCGCACACCGCGTGGTAGTCGGGGACAACATCGTTCTCGACGAGATAGTCGTGGACAGACCCGCAGCCCATGACGGGCCCGACGTGGTCCTGGAACATCCGAAGCTCGGCCAGGCACGTCCGCAGCGACGGGCCGCCTCCGACGATGGCGATCGGTCCCGCCGCCTTCCCAAACCAGGGAAGCTCGCTGATCCTCGGTAGGCTTCGGGCGAAGGCCAACGCGACGTTGTCCTGGACCCGCGACAGCGGAATCGTCGAGGCGACGACGATCTCAACCTCCCTGCCACCGATGGAATGCCCCGCCACGCCCGCAGGAACGTCCGTGGTGAGATTTTCAGGAGGCCGGCTATCTACCAGCGCGTCGTCGTAAGACCGCTCCAGCGGCTTCCTAAGGCGGTTCTCCCCGATGGGTTGCTGGCCTTGAATTTCTGAGTTAACGTCAAGCATGGGACAGACCAGAGTTGACAGAACGTGCCGCGGCTGCGGAACGACCTTCCAAGCCATACTCGCGGAAGTGAAACGCGGCAATGGCCTCTATTGTAGCGCAGGAGGCGGAAGACCTATAGGAACCAAGCTTTCGCCAGAATCCCTTGCAAGCTTCCGCCGCAAGCGAGGATATACAACTTAGATTTCATACCTCGCGGAAACACAACCCGGCTGCCCAATTGGTTAACGTCGCTGGTCCAGTCGGGAAGAACAGCGACAGGCCCGAGGAGGATCCGGCTGGCATGACGCGGGTCTCGGCCGGTGTCGGGACGTGGAGCCAGCCGTTCAGGACGTTGAATGCGTCGTCCCAGACGGCCGTCTTGGTCCCGCCGTTCTCGGCTGAAGCGTTGATGCCTGCCGTTCCCGCAGCTCCAGCCGTGCCGCTGACGATGACCGAGGCGTTCGGATCTGCCGGCTTCAGCTTGGTCGGGGTGGTGCCGGTCAACGTCGGAAACGACGTGACCTGCGTCGCGAGTTGCACGCGCTGTTGGGCGGACGTGGCGTTGGCCGACTGGCCGAGCCAGTAGCGCAGGAACTCCAGATTCGGGTTCACGGCCGCCGCCGGGTTGACGAAGATGGCCGTGCTGGTGCCGGTGACGGTCGTGCCGCCGAAAGAAATCGAGAACTCGCGCATCGCTATATTTCCTTTCTCCAGGATCGGCGCGTCTCTCGACGGGCCTCGATCGCCTCAGTCTACACGAACTGCTTCCCGTTCCAAATGCGCCACGTCGGGCTTCCGCCATGGGCGCCCCATATCCTGACCTGGCCCTTCCGAAACTCGATCACGCGCCCAAACTCTCCGGTCTTCCGGCCGTTGCGGACGATGTCGTACTCGTACTTTCCGCCCCTCCATTCCCGCTCGTCATAGTCGAATCCGAGCGTCCACAGGGCGTTCTCGCTGTCCCTGATCCACAGCGCCGGCGGGATCGCCACGTATGGCTCCGTCACCGGCATGTGCGGGCCCTGCGGCTTCATGAAGTGGAACTTCCCGAAGTCGTATTGCCGCCACGGGCTGGTGAGTTCCGGCGTGCTCATGTCGAACTCGCGATGATCCGGGCGGACGGGCTCACGAACCGGACGATCTCCATGCCGGCGCCGATCCTCTGGCTGTTCGTCGATGTGAAGCCGTTCGCCGTGCTCGCCGTGCTCGAGCCGAACGCGAAAAACATGGCGGTGGCGTCGGTCTTCAGCGCGACTCGATGGGTCCCAGCCGACAGGGTGCTCGTGGTCTGGGCCGCCGTGCTCGTCCCAGACATAACCTGGATCTGGATCGCCGGCTCGGTCAGCACATCTTGCGGGTTGCCCGACGCGAAGCCGCCATACTCGCTGATGTACAGGGCCATGAGATCAGCTCCTGGCGTCGCCCTTGTGGGCATGACGCTTGGGAATGATGACCCCGCCCGGCGTCTTCTCCTCTACGTCGAGGCCGTTGGCCGCGATGCTCGGGATCCTCGCCGGGCTCTGAGTTTCGAACACTGGGTCGGAGACGTTCCCCTCCGCCGATTGCGTCGCCATTTCCGCCTCGACCGACGCATCTATCAGCGCATCGTCGCCACTGCCGTCCACCCAGGTCCGGCGCATGTAGCGGGTCGTGTCGAGCGCGCCCTCTGTGTAGCCCATCCGGCGCACCAAAGCCGTGTCCTGAGACCGGAGGTTCTGTAGTTCCACCTCAAGTTCCCGCTCGCGACAGAACAGCCGCCGGCCCATCCGCGTCGCCTCGGCGTACCCATAGAACGGCGGCATGGTTGCCAAGCACGATTCCAGCGGAACCTGGACACTGATGCCGCGCTGACGAGCTAGTTCCATCATCACGAGGCATCCGGTCTTCTGGCCGTGATATGCCTCATGGTCGGCGGCCATATCGACCCCGAATACGCCGATGTGGCTCGCACCTTCCATGATCGCAAACCCGATCATCAGCGAGATAGACGACGTTGCCGCGATGCGGCCCATGTTCCCGAACTCTGCCAGCCATTTGTCGCGAGGAAAGATCGTGACCTGCGGCAACAGATCGTTCGGCTCCTGCATGTAGATGGGAAACGTCTGGGCCTTAAGCCATTCGAAGTATGCCGGGGCCCAGTCCGCATTGTCTGGCCCCTTCATGTCGATCACGCCGTGAATCTCAAACCATCGCGTCACCCGAGGGATCACGCCGCCACGGTTGCCGGCCGAGCAGACCCAGATCTCCCATTCCGGATCGGTGAACGGCGCGACCATCTTGGAGATCGGGATGGTGCCGAGGATGGCGATCTTCTTCACAGGACTGCCTTTCTGGTCTTCGTGAGCCGGGGTGTGGAGCCCCGGCCCGATATTTGCACTTGCTCAGTGCGGCCCAGATCATTTCTGGTTCTCGCGGGCCGCATTCCCTATACCTGCCAGCGCCGACACCGACAAGACGGAAAAAGGCTAGTTCAAGCCCTCGACCTGCATGCTGAGGCACGTCACATCGCCGGGCGAGGCCGCCGTCGGCGAGCTGGATATCCCCGTCAGCTTGATCGTGCTGTTTACGGTCACGTCCTCCGATCCGGTGGACACGGTGACGCCAAGATGTGCGCCTGTCGAAATGATCTGGGTGACGATCGACTGAGTGCCGCTGGTACTACCCGTCGAGGTCTGGAACACGCTGAGCTGCAACCACCATGGTTGGAGCGTCGTAATCGTGGTCGAATTTTGGAGAGAGACCGATTGAGAGCCAAAATATAGCTTGGCAGTCTTCGCTCCCGCGTTGAACGTCGAGAACGTGCCGAAAGCCGTGATGAGAATGTTGCGGCCGACGCGGTCGAGGGACTTCGCCGGGAGGGTGAACGTCTGAAGCGCCGTCTCGACTGTGCCAGCTGTGGATAGCTTCGCGCCGCCAGCCGGAGAGGCGGCCGAAGTCGAATTGATCTGCCCGCCGCCCGCATTGACAGCGCCGCCGCTGCCGAACTGTTGGAGCGACGCACTCGTTTCAAACGTCTTGCCTTTGAACCGTTCGATGAAGCCGCTCGGCATGGTCGCGTTCCTATCAATGGGCCCGCCACGGGCCAGGGAAGGCCGTCAGGCCGTCTTCTTGGCTTCTGTGCTGTCCGGCATAGGGATGCCGGCAAGCTCATAGGCGGCCTCCCTAGAGAGCGCCTCGGCGTTCAGCTTCCGCCCCTCGATCACATCGTACTTGCCGAAGCCGCGGGGCGACACGAACCGCTGCGTCCCGGCCGGCGCGCTGACGGCGGCATCGCGCGGCCAGACGATGACATGACCGGTCTCGATCAGCGAGTTGCGGTTCTGCGTCGGCATGCGCGCAAGGTCGTCGCGCGTGAGCTTGTGGCCGGCGAAGACTTGGCGCAGGCCCATGCGGAACGTCCGCTGGACGGTCCCGCCGCCGATCTGGTCGATGTGGGGCGCCCTCATGGCCAAGCCTCAGAAACCTCAATTCAGTGTGATACCAGACCAAAAGAATCCTAAATCTGATCCGACGATCTGCATGTCGAACGCCATCTCGGCCTCGTTGCGGATCGTGCCGAGACCAAGCCAGTTCATCGGGATCTGCGCGACGCGGATTCCCAATGAATTCAAGCCTGTGAAAGCCTGCCAGCCGAACGTGTAGCCGGAGGCCGGGATCATCAGCCCCGGCTGCGGCGGCGAGTATGCCAGCAACGCGTTCTTGCCGGCGACGAACGACATCGACGCCGTCAAGTTCTCGGCCGCGCTGTTGTAGACGGCCTTGCTCACGACGACACGCTCGATGTTGAACGCTTGGGCGAGCAGCTGCGGTGTGATCGTGCCAGCAAAAGCCGGTGTGGTGTACTTAATTCTGTCGATAATTAGCGGGTGCTTGCGCAGCGCCTGATAGACGTTCCAGGCCAGCAGAAGCGTGTTCGGCATGAAGCCGGTGTTCTGCAGGATCGTAGTCTGCGCGAATGCCACGTCCGTGAACGGATCGCCGTTGGCGTCGTCGTCCCAATAGACGGGCGTGGTGCCGCCAGGCGAGCCGCCGGCGGTCGCGGCCGTACCGGTCGCGTCCGTGCCCCACACGCCGGTCGTCATGTAGGACGTCATGAAGAACCGGTCCCTCCGGATCATCAGCTTTTGCATGAGCTGGCGCGTCGAGACCACGTCAATGTCGATCGCGGGGTCCTGGTTGGCCCTGACCTGCGGACCGATGTCTTGGTGGAGCGCCCAGACTTTGGCCTGGTACGTCTGCGTGATCAGGTTCACGCCAGTGCCGGCCGACTCCGCTGCGTCGGCCCTGAGCTGCGCCTCGTCGCGGAAAAAATCGGCCTTTTTCCAAACGAAGTATACGTCTGTCTGGTGCTGCACCGGCACCATCGGGAATATCTTGTCGGCGACGTAGTTGTCGTCATCCTGGAAATAGGCGACCGCGATGTTCGTAAGTGCCGCTGCCACATGGACATCGCCGAACGTCGGCTGCGGCATCATATGCTGGATCTGGACCAGCGCGACCCAACCCTGACGCGGCTTCTGTTCCTGCTGAACGAAGAGGCTGAAACTCCGCGTGTGTGCGGTCTTACCCTTGGTCGCCATGACGCGGGGCTCCATCAAACGGGACTGGCGCGTCTCACGACGGGCCCGACGCCTTGCCCAAGGGCTTGTCGATCACCGTGACCGGGAGCGGCGCAGGGCGCGTGCCAACTCCAATTCGAGATTAAGTGGCTCCGACGCCTACTCCGTAGAGCCTGGCCGTGATCACTGCGCCGG